ATAAAACTTTTTAAAGAGCCTAAAAATAAAATTTATATTAAGAACAGAAAGCTGCATTATGAACTTCGTGATTAATACAAGTCAAGACAAACAGAATCTTTTTAATTACTTAAAAGAACTTGATAGTGATTACATAGTAAAAGTTAAGAAACAAAGAAACAATAGAAGCAATATGCAGAACAATTATTATTGGGCTTGTATAGTACAACCATTAGCAAATGAATTAGGATATTTTCCTGATGAAATGCACGATACACTTAAAATAAAGTTTTCAAGTGAATGGCAAAGCATAGACATAAACGATAAACAGATAGGACTGCAAACAGTAAACAGTACAGCTAGAATGAATACAAAAGAGTTTGAAATATATGCAGAACAAATAAGGATATGGGCTTTAACAGAACTAGGTATAAGACTAATGCTACCAAATGAATATCAATAATTTCTATTATATATAGGATTGAATAATCAATCTTTTTCAATTATGGATAAAAGAATAAACAACGGTGGGGCTAGAAAAGGTGCAGGGCGTAAGTCTAAGGCAGATGAACAAAGATTAATAGAGAACTTAACACCAATGAACGAAAAGGCGTTAAAGTCTTTAGAACAGGGTATTGATAAAAAAGAACAATGGGCAGTTAAGCTATTCTTTGAATACTTTTATGGCAAACCTCAGCAAAGGGTGGATGTAACTTCAAATGATGAAAGTATTAATATGCCACTAATAAACTTTGTAGAAACTGAACCTGAACAATAAATATCAAGCACTATTTAGTTCTGATGCTCGTTATTTTATAATAACAGGCGGTAGAGGTAGTGGTAAGTCTTTTGCGGTTACAGTATTTTTAACACTACTTACAATGGCTGAAGGTATTAGAGTATTGTTTACTCGCTATACAATGGTGTCAGCTCATTTATCAATTATACCTGAGTTCTTAGAAAAGATAGGGCTGTTAGGTTTTGAAAATATTTTTAGTGTAAATAAAGCTGAGGTTGTAAACTTAGGCAACCAATCTGACATACTATTTAGAGGTATTAAGACTTCAGCAGGAAACCAAACTGCAAGTCTAAAATCATTACAGGGTATAAGCTGTTGGGTGTTAGATGAAGCAGAAGAGCTTATTGATGAAGATATATTTGATACTATTGATTTAAGCATTAGAGAGAAAGATGTACAAAACAGGATTATACTTATATTAAACCCTGTAACTAAAGAGCATTGGATATACAAAAGGTTTTTTGAGGACAAAGGCGTAGAGGCTGGTTTTAATGGCGTTAGAGACAATGTATGTTATATTCATAGTACATACCTAGATAATAAAGAAAACCTCTCACAGAGCTTCTTAGAGCGTATTAAGACTATAAAGCATAGGAACTTTAAAAAGTATCAGCATAAAATACTTGGTGGCTGGCTAGACAGAGCGGATGGTGTAGTATTTACTAACTGGAGTATAGGGGAATTTAATCCTGATGGCTTACAGACTTCTTGTGGTATGGACTTTGGATTTTCAGTTGACCCTGACAGTCTTACAGAGGTTGCAATAGATAAGCGTAAGCAAAAGATATATTTAAAAGAACATATATATAAGAATGGTTTAAAATCACAAGAACTTGCTCAGATTATATTAGATAAAGTAGGTCAGAAACTTATAATCGCTGATTCAGCAGAACCAAGACTAATAGCAGATTTAAAACATTTAGGAGTAAACATTAAACCAGTAAAAAAAGGAACTATTGAAAGTGGTATAACTAGGATGCAAGACTTTGAGTTAGTAATAACTCCTGAATCAACTAACATAGCTAAAGAGTTAAATAACTATATATATTCAGATAAATCTTCTAAATTATATGTAGACTCATATAATCATGCTATTGATGGAGTGAGATATGCAATAACATATCACTTAGACAACCCTAATGCAGGTAAATATTTTGTGCAATAGAAAAGCCCCCCACTTTAAGTATTACGACAAAATAATAGAAAGGTTGTGAGGGGCTAGTAACTAAATAGAAAACAAAAACCGAACAAATATATAAAAAAAAATTAAAGAGTAAACTAAATTTGAAGAATTTCTATTATATAATGTATGAAGGTTAAAATTAAGAAGCAGGGCAAGACAAAGGAGTTTAAGTTAATTAGTAAGTGGGAAGATGTAACACTAGAGAAATGGTTAAAGCTAATAGACTTTCACAAAGGTACTAAGAGTAAAGAAGCTCAAGAAACAATAGCAGCTTTATCTAATATTCCAAAAGATCTAATCAATCAGTTGGAATTAAAAGATGTTGCAGTTATAATGAGTAAGTTATCTGAGCTTCAAGCAAAACAAGATAGTTCTTTAAAACGAGTAATTGAAATAGAAGGAAAAAGATACGGCTATCATCCACGACTAGATGAAATTACGCTTGGAGAGTATGCTGACTTAGAAACTATGATTAAGAATGATATTGAAAAGAATATGCCTGAAGTAATGGCAATCTTATATAGACCAATAGTAGAAGAGAACAATGATGTTTATACAATAGAAGCTTATGATGGCAATATAAGCATAAGGGCGGAAGAAATGAAGAAGATGTCAGCAGAGCAAGTGCAATCAGCACTGGTTTTTTTTTATCATTTCGCAACGCTATTATTACTGACTTTGGAATCATCTTTGACGGAGGTGCTGAAGGAAATGAAGATGCAATTGCCTCAGAATCTTTTGCAGAAAAGTGGAGTTGGTTTGGAGTGATGTATAGATTGACAAATGCAGATATTTCAAAGCTAGAACAGATAACTAAACTTAACTTATTAGAGGCATTGACTTGGTTAAGTTATGAAACAGATTTAGAATCACAAAATAAAGTAAAACATGGCAGTAAGCAATAAGAGTTATAACAATGTAGTAAACACCCTTTGTAGAATGGGTGAGTATCACGAGCAAATTTCAACAGTATCAGTTGGAGACATATTTGATATTAATCTTGAAAAAATGGAGAAGATGCCACTACTGCATATTAATCCAACATCTGTAACAACAGGAGATAGTGAATTGGTTTACAACTTTCAGATTTTTATTGCTGACTTGGTTTCTGAAAAAGACAACTGGCAAACACATCAAGCTAAACAATTAACTAAACTTTTAGACCCTAAGAACAACGAACAGCAAGTATGGAATCAGACCTTAGAAATATGTACAGATTTTATAGGTATGTTAAGGCATAGTTCAAGACAATCACAAGAAGGAGTAAATGATATTAATGCTCCTTTATACTTTACACAAGACCAATTTACAATAGAACCATTTCAAGAAAGATTTGACAATCTTTTGTGTGGTTGGACTTTTACAATAGGTGTTATAGTAATGAATGACTTTGATACTTGTGAGATACCAGTAACAGATGCAGGTGCAGGATATTAATGTTTAAATTTAAGATATGGAAAGTAACAATACAACTAATACCGCCAAAAGTAACAATACATCTTTAAGCTATGAAGATGTTATTGAAAAACTAGAAGCAATAAGTATTAAGTTAGAGTCTTATAATGATTATCCTGACAGTGCTAGTAATAATGCTAAGAAAGCAATTAAATATAAAGAAGAAAACGGTAGCAGTTGTGGCACTAGAGTTGGTTGGACTAGAGCAAGACAATTAGCAGATAAAAAAAAGATAAGCAGAGACACAATAGCTAGAATGGCGTCATTTAAAAGACACCAACAGAATAAAGATGTGCCTTACTCAGAGGGTTGTGGCGGTCTTATGTGGGATGCGTGGGGTGGTTCAAGCGGTATAAATTGGGCAATTAATAAATTAAAACAAATAGATAAAAAATAAAATTATGGCAGATTTGGTAACAACAATTAGTGAGTCAGTAACTTTAAATGGTTCAGTTAGAGGGGCTAGTAACTCAGTAACAACAACAGGAATAGTTGATGTAATGGAAAGAATAGTAACTTGTACTCAAGCACAAACTACTACAATAGCAGTATTTGCTGCTAATCCTTACACTTCAGCAGGAGCAATAGATGTTGATAGAACAAGATATGTAAGAGTTACAAACTTAGACACTACTAACAACATTGAGTTAGCAGTAGTAACAACAGCAACAAATTATCAAGTAACAATAACTGGGGGTAATTCACACATCCTAAGTATAGGAACTGAAGCAGCTATTGGAGAAACAGATACATCTCCTGCATTTGGTACTTTAGAGAACTTAGCATCTTTACAAGTAAAACCAGTAACTGCAAATGATGCTCAGGTAGAATTATTTGTAGGGCTTGTTTAATGAAAACGCAAAACATAGAAAGGTACTTAAATAGCTTTGGTAAACAAGTAGTAAACAGAGCTAAGAGTAATATTCAAAAAGCTAAAGGTGGCGGAACGAATTTAGAGAAATCTATAAGGTTTGAAGTCAAAACTGATGCTGATGGATTTTCAGTACAATTTTTTATGGATAGTTATGGTACTTTTGTAGACAAAGGGGTATCAGGAAACAAACAAGATAGAAAATTTAAAGACTATAAAGGGCAAGTAAAATCAAGTCCTTATAAATATACAACAAAGCAACCCCCACCAAGTATATTAGCTAAATGGATAAGTAAAAAAGGCATGAAAGGCAGAGATAAAAAGACAGGCAGGTTTATTAGTAATATGTCTTTAGCTTTTATAATTGGTAGGGCAATAAAAAGAGATGGAATACAAGGTATTAGTTTTTTTCAAAAACCATTAGGACTTGGATTAAAGCAATTTGGAAAAGACTTACTTGGTGCAGTAAAAGAAGATATAATAGAAGGTTTAACAACAGTAAATTAATATGGCAGCAAATTGTGTAATAGAGCAACACCCAATAGGGTTTTTTATACCAGTAGGACAGGAATTAATATTTGTAATATCTAACCGAGACGCAGTAGCAAATGAAACTAAAGTTAAGTTTTGTGCTGAAGTACATATAGGTTCCACTATACCAGTAACCGCTACTTCTGATGATTTAAAAGGTGTATTTAAAACAACCCTTAATAATGCAGGAGTAGGAATGTTTGATTTAAGGAATGTAATAGAAAATTATGTAAAGGCAGACAACATGGCTGCTAATGGTAGTTCTTATAAAGGCACAACTACTTCAGATAGTGAAAGACACCCAGTTCATTTAATAGATAAATATTCTTTAAATACTAACTTAGGGCGTTATATGGTGATACAGTTTTATGTAGAATATCTAAACACAACAACCAATGTAATTGAAAGAGCAGCAGGTACAACACAAAACTCTGGAGTTTATTTTCTTTTTAATGGTTATGTAAAACATACTGATAGTCTATTTAAGTCAGGTAATAATTTTGGGTTTGATACAACTAAGTTTATTATAAATGGATTATCTTCTACATTTTTAACTAATGCACCTGATTTACAATACGCTAATGTAGAAGATTATGGAACTATGTCATTTGTAACATCTTCAGCAAGCATGAATAGTATTGCACTTAATTATTATAGCAGCACTTATAGTTTGTTAGGAACTGATACGGTTGTAAGAAATTCAAGCAATGGTGCTTGGGATAATCCTTTTGCAGCAGTTTCAGAAAATCAAATATTGCATTTAGGTTGCTTTCCAGGCAATTTAAGAAATTGGAGTTCAACTTTTCAAGCATTAGTAACAGCAGGAACTATACAGGGCGGTTTTATTACAGTACAAGCATATGCAGATTTTTCAGCAATATCTAAAGGCTATAATATTATTGTTAATTGCCCTGATACTAAAAACTTTGAAAGCATAAGACTATGTTGGCTTAATCAATGGGGTGCATGGGATTATTATACTTTTACTAAAAAGTCAATTAGAAGCACATCAACTCAGGGGTCTACATATCATCAATTAGGTGGTAGTTGGAATGAAAGTCTATATAGACCTGATAGCTTTAAAGGAGGTAAGAAGTCTTTTAGAGTTAATGCTACTGAAAGGATTACAATAAATACTAATTTTGTTTCTGAAGATGACAATGTAATGTTTGAAGAATTAATTAATAGTCCTGAAGTTTATCTATTAGAGGGCTACCAAACTGATGCTGCTAATGCAGTTTTAAATAACTATGTAACACCAGTAAGACTTACAACATCTAGCTTTACTAAAAAGACTTCAGCTAATGACAAACTTATACAATATACATTTGAAATAGAAAAAAGTAAAACACTAAGAACGCAATCTATCTAATGAGTGTACAACTAATTTTATATCCGCAAAGTTTTAATGGCTTAAACTCCTTATCAGGAGCAGGTACAGAGCATATTATTGATGGCATTGATTTTAATACTATAACTACTGCCCCTTTTTCAGCATCTTTAGCAATACCAACAATTACTACTGCTGCTAATACTATAATACCAACAATGGTAATTAACTCTTGGTACACTTTTTCACATGACTTAGTAGCACCTATTGAAGCAGCAGGAACAGTTTCTATTACAACTACACAGGGAATAATGCAGAAATTGTCAAACCTTATAGTAGGGCAATTATATGATGTTGAAATAGTTACATCTGTTGCAACTGCTTTAACTTTTTATGTTTATTCAGGAACTAACCAACAAAACGCAATACCTGTTTCAGTAGTGGGTACTAATAATTTGCAATTTACTGCAACCTCTACAAATAATGTAATAATACTACATTCTACAAGTGTTAGTTTTTTAAAGTCAATATCAATAAAGCAAGCTGCTCAAAATCCAAGTGGTGCTATACAAGACTTAGCAACAGGTCAAGTTATTTGCGACCTTTATGAAGATGAAGATATACCACTGACTCTAAGTATTGATGATTTTAAAAATGTAGCTGAACAAGTACAGTCATACTCTAAGGCGTTTAACCTGCCTGCAACAAAAAGAAACAATCAGATCTTTGACAATATATTTGAAGTAACAAGAGATACAAGCGGACTGGCTTTTAATCCTTATGTAAGAACACAATGCGAATTAAAGCAAGATGGGTTTATATTGTTTCAAGGTTATCTTAGACTAATAGACATACAAGAAAAACAGGGAGAAATAAGCTATAATGTTAACTTATATTCTGAAGCTATTGCGTTAGCTGACTTATTAGAAAACAGAACTTTTAATGATATTGACTTTTCTGAGCTTACTCATGCTTATACATATACAGAAATTAGAAACAGTTGGCAGGGAGCATTAGCATTAACAAACCCTTTGCCAGTAGGAACTTATGCAGGTACAGCAGGTGCATCTACTACTAATGTTTTAAGATACCCATTTGTAAATTGGAGTCATAACTTTACTTATAATGCAAGTTCAGGGTTTCCAGTATTGCCTAATTTAGAAAGTGCTTTTAGACCTTTTATATCAATTAAATATTTAATACAAAGAATATTTGAGTCAACACCATTTACTTTTACTAGCACATTCTTTGATACTGCTGATTTTGAAAGGTTATCAATGGATTTTAACTGGGGTGGCAATGAGATGCCAGCAGTAGAAAATGAATATGCTGCTAAATGGACAGGAACAGGTAATGTTGGTACTGGTGCTTATAAAGTATTACAATTAAGTTCTACACCATTTTCATTTACTATTCCTACTTCTACTTTGCCCCCTAATTATAGCACAACTACATATATAATAACCGCTACAACTAATAATGAGTTTTATAGTATTAATTATGATTTTCGACTAGAAAACCCTACAAGTGCTATTGCTACAGCTCAATGCAGGTGGGTGAAAAATTTAGGTCTTGCTACTGAAGAGATTATTGACTATCAATTATTGCCTGCAACAACTAATACTATTTATAATGGTAGTTTTGAAATAGCTTTAAACACTGGTGATACTTTACAAGCACAATTTTTAGCAAATGCAGTAGTTAGACAAAGCACAAGTTATGCAAGCCCAACAGTATTTTTAGTGTCTAGTATATCTGTTAATTCAGGAACTTTAAATACTTTGAGAGGAGAAATAGGGCAATGGGAGTTTTTAAAAGGAATAATGACAATGTTTAATTTAGTATCTGTACCTGATAAAGACAATCCTAATAACATTATTATAGAACCTTATAAAGATATATTTTTAGAAAACTCAGACTCAACACAATTAGACTGGACAGATAAAATAGACATTGAAGAAATTAAACTAACACCTTTAACAGAATTAAATAAAAAAACTATCTTTAAATTTGTAGAAGATGATGATGACTGGGCTTTTAATTTTTACAAATTACAAGTGCAAAATCATTTGTACGGAAGTCAAATTTTTGATGCTAGTACAAGCTCTAATAACCTGCCTACAATATTGACAGGCGAAGAAGAAATAATAGCTGAACCATTTGCAGCAACAGTTCCTAAACCTTTAGATACTCAGTTTGCTGACTTTATTGTGCCTAATATTTATTCTTATAATGCAGATGATGGTACTTCAGAGCCTTTTGACAATAGTCCTAGAATAATGTATAGAAACTATCATGGTTCAACTGGAGTACAAACATTAACCAGTTGTACTTATTTTGTACCTAATCAAAATGGGGTTAGCGGAGATGCAACAGAAGATGAATTTCTACAATTTAGTCACTTAACAGATATACCAACAACATCATCAACAACTGATTTTCATTTTGGTATATGTCAGCTTATACAACCAATAGGAAACCCAACAACTAATAATTTATTTAATACTTACTGGCTACCTTATCTAAATGAGTTATACAATCCAGATACAAGAACAATGTCACTTAAAGTAAATTTAACTTCAGGTGATATTAATACTTTTAAATTCTTTGATACTGTATTTATTAAAAATAGAGAGTTTAGAGTAAACAAAATAGACTATAAACCAAACGATTTAGCAACAGTAGAATTTATACTTATACCATAATGGCAATACCTTATTTAAACGGATATACAATTAAACCTGCTTCAGTTAATGCAATAGGACTGGTAACATTTACTGATGGCACTAATAATGTTACACCTAATCAACAACAATGTGAGGCTTATGGTTATACTTATGATAAAGCAACAGGGACTTGCAAGGCATTTACATTTAGTAATAATTTAGGCAGGAATATAAGAAACGAAAATAACAATATACAGGGCGTAGGCAATAAGACAGAAACAGGCACTAATAACACCTATATAATGGGTGAAAGCAATACTGTTAAAGGTATGTCAAGAAACAACATTATAATAGGTACAAATAACGAAATATCTAATAGTGTAAACAACTCATTTATCTATGGAAATAAAGCAAACTCAATAGCTGACAACTCAATAGTATTAGGTGGTAATAACAGTACAGATATATTAGGCAAAAGACAAAACACTACTATTATTTATGGGGGCTTTACTGAAGATGCTTCAGCAACAAATGCTTATTTAAACAATGTAACTGACAGTTATTACAAACCTGCAAGTGTTGCTAATAACAGTATTTTATATTTTCAAAGTGAAACAATAGCAGTAAGAATTGGTGGCACATCAACTGGTAACACTGGGGACTATAAAGCATGGGTAGAAAGAGGTGTAATTAAAAACGCTAGAACTACATTAAGTATAGATATTAGTAAAACAGATATTAGTTCAAGTGGTACAACTACTGGTTGGGATTTTGAAAGTCAAGTATCAGGTACAGATTATAAACAGTCACTAACTGGAGCTGCTAATACAGAAATAGAATGGGTTTCAACTATCAGGATAACAGAAATAAGAACAAGTGTAGATTTAACATAAAAAGATATGGCAGATAAAATAGTAGTAGAAGCAGAAGTAAAGTCAAATGTAGGTCAAGTATCTAAAGATGCAGCATCAGCAGCAGGTGAGTTTAGAATAATGGGGGTTTCTTTAAACTCAGTAAAAGCTGGGTTAGTATCAGTAGGCAAAACTGCTAAGGCATCATTTGCAACTATGAAAGCGGGTATTATGTCTACTGGAATAGGTGCTTTAGTAATTGCTATTGGTTCACTAGCTACATTTTTTACAAGAACTAAAAAAGGAGCAGAATTATTAGAAGTAGCTTTTGAAGGTCTTGGTGCTGCTGTAAGTGTTATTGTAGATAGAGTGTCAAAGTTTGGGGGTGCTATTGTAAAACTATTTCAGGGAGACGCAAAAGGTGCTTTACAAGATGTAAAAGGTGCTTTTACTGGAATTGGTGAAGAAATAGCAAAAGACACTAGACAAGCAATAGCATTGAAAGAAGCTTTTCAAGATTTAAGAGATAGTCAAAGAGATTTGAATGTTGAAACTGCACAAAGAAGAGCTGAAATAGAAGCCTTAAAATTAATTGCCGAAGATGTTACAAAGTCTGAACAAGTAAGACTTAAAGCTGCTCAAGATGCTTTTGCTATTGAAAACAAATTATTGTCAGAAAGAGTAGCAAATGCAGAAGAAGCAGTTAGAATACAGAGAGAACAAAATGCTATTAATCAAAGTATGGACGCTGATTTAGACGCATTAGCTCAAAAAGAAATTGATTTAGCAAATATAAAAGCAGAATCTACTACTAAACAAATAGAACTTAATAATAAGATAAATGCAATACAAGCAGAAGCAGCAGCAAAAAGACTTGCTCAATTAGACGAACTTAAAGCAGCGGACGCTGAAAGAATGGATACTCTTGCTAAAATGCCTAAACTAGCAGAAGAATCATCTCAAGGCATTATTAAAGCTAATAATAAAGTATTAGATAATTATTTAAAAACTAATGAAGCAATAAAAAAATCTAACAAAGAAACTGCTGATGCTCAATTAATGGCTTTTTCTGGTTTATCTAGTTCATTAAGTGGTTTAGCAGGAGACAATAAAGAACTTGCAGCAGCAGGTGCTATTATTGATACTTATGCAGGGGCAAATAAAGCATTTGCACAGGGGGGTGTTGCAGGTTTTGTTACAGGAGCAGCTATAATTGCTTCAGGTTTAGCTAATCTAAAAAAAATATATGACACCCCTATTCCTGGTGGCGGTTCATCAGGAGGTGTACCTACAATAGTTCCTGAAACACCTGCACCGCAAATGATGTCAGGAGCATTTGAATTAAGTGGCGGTCAAGCACCTGAAGCTATGAGAGCATTTGTAGTAACAGATGAAATGACTAACAGTCAAAACCAATTAGCCAATATTAGAAGAAGGGCTACAATTTAAAAATCAAATAAATATTAATTAAATCTATTATATAATATGCCTTGCGAAGAATGTGAAAACGGAAAAGTAAAATGGGGTAAAACAGGAAGCTGTGAGTATGACTCAATAGCTGAATGTGAAGCCGCTAACAAAGACTATTACGAAAAAACTACATCTATTGTAGAATTGGTTATTGATGATGATAGTCAAGAACTAGCTATTGATGCTATTAGTTTAGTATCTAGTCCTGCTATTGAACAGGACTTTGTTTACTTTGGTAAAGAGAAAAATAACTTGACATTTGCTAAAGTAGATGAAGAAAAGCGTATGCTAGTATCTCCAGCTTTAATACCTAATAAAAATATTTATCGTGTAAACCATAATACAGGAGATGAGTATTATGTTTACTTTAGTCCTGCAACAGTTCGCAAATCATCTGAACTTTATTTAAAACACAACAATCATCATAAAGCAACTTACGAACACCAAGATAGAGTGTCAGGTGTCTTAACAACTGAAAGCTGGATAATTGAAGACCCTAAAATGGACAAGTCAAGACTCTATGGATATAATCTTCCAAAAGGAACTTGGATGGTATCTATGAAAATTAATAATGATGATTTATGGCAAAAAGTAAAAGCAGGAGAACTTAAAGGACTTTCTATTGAAGGTTATTTTACAGATAAAATGGAAAAGATGTCAGAAAGACAACCAACTGATGAAGAAATATTATCAGCGTTAAATGAAATAATACGCGAAAATCAAACAAACTCAAAATAATTCTATTATATTAAAAAAGAAACTATGGACATTAAAGAACAAATATTAGTAGCACTTGGCTTAAATAAAGCTGAAGAAGAAATAAAATTAGCTTGGCAGGCAAAAGGTGAGGACGGTACAATCTATGTATCTACTGCTGAAGAGTTAGAATCAGGCGTAGACATTTCTGTATTGACAGAAGATGGTACTACAATCTTACTTCCTGTTGGAACTTATAAAACCGATACTGGTGTATCTTTTAGAGTAGAAGAAGAAGGTATAGTAGCTGAGGTTATTGAATCAGAAACTGAAGAAGTTGATACAGTTGAAGAAGAAGAAATGTCAGAAGAAACTGTCTTGGAAGAAAAAGACAAAGATGACTATGATGAAGAAGCAGCAGTTTATGACTGGGAAGGTATGGAAAAGCGAATTAAAAACCTAGAAGATGCAGTTGCTGATTTAAAAAGAGACAAAGTAGGTGGTGATGATGATGTTGAAGAGATGTCAGAAGAAACTACTGAAGAAGTATCTGATAAACCTAAAACAATTAAAACTACTGAAGTAGTTGAATTTTCAGCAGAAGAAGAGTTAGAAAAACTTAAAGCTGAGAATGAAAAACTTAAAACGGAATTGGCAGCTAGTCCTGCTGATGCACCAATTAACACAAATAAATTTAGTTCTGACAATGCAAAACCTGTATTGTCAAGAAAAGAATACAATAAACTTTCTAAACAAGAAAGGTTTTTATACAATTTAAACAAATAATAACAAATAAATAAAAAAAGAAAATTATGGCTTTTACAGTAAATTCAAATTATGCGGGAAAAAGTGCGGGATTCTATATCGCTGCCGCCCTTAAAGAAGCAAAATCGTTAGAATATATAACGATGATGGAAAATATTAAGTACCGTAGCAACTTGCAGGTTATGGGCAACTCAGGATTAGTAGTTGACGCAACTTGTGATTTTAATGACGCAGGTACTTTATCATTAACAGAAACAAAATATATTGAGCCTAAGAATCTACAAATAAATGTAGATTTATGTAAGGCTAACTTGCTGAGTAGCTTTGAGGCCCAAAACATGAGAGCAGGAGCAGGATCACCACCACCAGCATCTTTTGATGACTATGTTATCTCTTATATGGGAGAAATTATAGCACAAGCAACAGAAGAAAGCATTTGGGAAGGAACTGCGGTAGCAGGTAAATTCAACGGATTCTTAGGTGCTGTAACAGGTTACTTGTTGCCAGGAGTTGATGCAACAGTTATTCAATCAACTGCTTCAGGAGCTTATACAGCAGCAAACATAATTGCTAACTTACAAACTTTAACAGCTGATATGGCTGCTAATGTTTCTGCAATACTTAGTAAAGAGGACACTCATATTTACATGAACCCTAAAACTTACGCTTTCTATATTTCAGCAGTATCTACATTAGGATATGTTAATGCTTACAATATGAATGGTGATTACGAGCCAGTATTCGAAGGTTATCGTTTGGCTATTTGCCCAGGTATGGCAGACAATCAATTAGTAGCAGCACAAAAGTCGAATTTGTTCTTTGGAACTGATTTACTTTCTGATGCAACTAGAATACAATTACTTGATATGGCTAATCTTGATGGTTCTGACAACATTAGAGTAGTTGCTAGATACTCAGCAGGTGTTCAAACAGGAGTTGGAGCTGATATCGTAAGACAATCGTAATAAAATAAAAACGAAGAGGGAGGGTGTCAAAGCCCTCCATCTTTATAACAACTTAAAAATCAAACACTTATGGCATGTACAGCACTTAGCAAAGGTAGAGGACTTGATTGCTCACGAATTTCAGGAGGTGTTAAATATATTTATTTCTCAGTTTATGATGATTTTGCAAGAGCAGACTGGGCATATGCTTCAGGTACTGAAGGTGAGATAGACACTATTAACTTTCAAAGCTCTACAATATATAGGTACACAGTACCAAGAGGTTCTACAACCGCAAACGAGAGTCTTACAGGCTCAGTTGAAAATGGTACTCTTTTTTATACACCTACTGTAAATATGGTTATAAACCGACTTACTAAAGAGGATCAAAATCAAATTAAACTTTTAGGACAAACACAAGTAAGAATATTTGCACAACTTAATGCGACACACCCTTCAACAGGGAATGATGTAATAATCTGTATGGGTATGCACAACGGAATGTCAATGAATGCAGGAACTGCTGATAGTGGTGCAGCGTTCGGAGATCGTAACGGATATACTTTGACATTCGATGGATTAGAGGCACAACCTTTTGCTATGTTAGAAGATGTAGCAGCAGGAGGATCACCTTTTTCTAATGCAGGTATTACAGGTTTAAGTATAGTTACTTCTTAATCTTAATTAGTAGTTTTCATATATTTCTTGATTAGAGTGGTTTAATGCCACTCTTTTCTTTTATATACCAAATAAATAAAGACTTTTTCTATTATATAATATATGATACAAGCAATTACTGAAACTAACCTAACAACTTATTTACAGACTGAAGATAATCGTATAGACACTTCAGTAGGTTCTGATAAAATAAGGCATTTAGTAAAGTTCATTAATGATATGGATAAGTCAGTTCAGTATGCTTATTCAACAGTTCATTTAATTTATGATAGATATACAAAGTTTGTATTTGATTATAATGCAACACCTGATGTTTATACTGGTAAAGTAAACTTTATACCGTCAGGATTTTGGAAATATGAAGTATATGAAGTAAGTTGGACAGGTGCAGTAGCTATTAGTGCAGGAAACGCACCTATTAATGAGAATGATGTATTGCCAGTAGGACCTACTCATGGCGTAGTTCAAGGTTTAGTAACTAAAGGCAAAATGTATGTAGCAGATAAAGCAGGAACAGCACAAGTACAATATACACAAAGGCAAGAGCCTAGTGGTACAAATTATATATATTATGGACAATAAAAAATAAAAAATGGCAATAGAAAATGTACAACAACTCTTAACAGAGCAATTAGGTAAAAACGGTGGAACTGAAATATTTACAACAGCAGCACAAACTAGCAAAGACTGGTACTGTGTTTACTTTCCAGTTGAAAGTGTAGTAGCTTCAATTACAGTAGCAGATGCAACTGGTGAAGCAGCTCTTCAAACGACTTTAGCAGCAGGAACAACTTTGTTTATGAATATAACCGCAATAACTCTTACAAGTGGTATTGGAATAGGTTATCACGAAGGCGTTACAACATAAGATATGCTATCACTTAAATTAGGCATAAGTTTAAATAACATCAAAGCTGGTGGGGGTGGTGGTGGTGACCCTATATCAACTATGGTAGCTGATTTTCAGTCAAGAGTAACAACTGATGGTGGTACTTTTGAAGGTAGTTCTTGCTTAAACACTATACTAACTGACTTAAATGATATATCATGACATTATTAGATGATGCTAAAATAATTACAACTTCAAATGGAGCTAAGGCAGGTACTCTTTATAGCATAAAACCTGATAGTGGTTTAGTAGATTTAGACATTACAAGAGCAACAACTGCTACAAGAGTCAATGAATCAGGCAATGTAGTATCTGTTGCAGTAAACGAACCTCAGATAGATTACTCATTAGGGGGATGTTCTAATTTTCTTATAGAACCACAAAGAACTAATTTAAACTTATATAGTGAAGAGCTTGATAATGCTGCTTGGGGCAAAAGTGATGTAACTGTAACTGCTAACAATATAACATCTCCAGATGGAACTGCTAATGCTGATAAATGCGAAACACTTAGTTCACCAGCACAAATGTATCAAGCAATTTCTGTTTCAGCAAATACTTTTTACACTTGGAGTTTTTATGTAAAAAGAGGTACAATGACTGATATAGGAGCTAAAGTTATAAACCTAAATGGAGATTCAGATTATGTTGCGGCTCAAAGTTACTATTCTCAAACATCAGCTTCAGGATGGACTAGAGTTTCTTTTAGCTTTTCAACTGGTGCAAATGGGGGTAATAGTTATTTTTATCCTATAAACGCTTCAGGTGTAACAGGTACTATATATTTATGGGGCTTTCAATTAGAAGAAGGTGAACAACCTCAAGAAACATCATATATACCAACAACTAGTGGTTCTGTTACTAGAAACATAACTTTGTTTGAGAAAACAGGAATAGCAAGTGTTACAAATAATGCTGAAGGTGTTTTATTTTTAGAGTATGCTTTTTTAAATGTTACAGAGTCAAATCAAAAAATAATGGGTATAGGAGAAAATAATGGTAATAGTATAAATATAGGTAGGTGGGGTGGAGGATATATGGCTAGTGCTACCATAGGAAGTACCAATTTAATGTTTTCATTATCTTATAAATTTCCAGTAGCTGATACTAACTTTCATAAGACTGCTGTAAAATATAAAAGTGGTGACTCAGCAATTTGGTTAGATGGAGTTGAAGAGTTAGCATCTGTTGCAACAGGAACACCAAGTCAACCAATAGACAAAATTGCAAATTCATATAATGGTATTGCAGGTGGCTTTTGGGCATTTGAAGGTAGAATAAAAACCATTTTATATTTTGATTCAATTTTAACAGATGCTCAACTATTAGCTTTAACAACTTAATATGAATATATATAAATTACAATACGATACTAAAGCACAAGCTGATGCTGACTTTTTAAACAAAGGAGTTACACAAATAATAGAGGTTGAAGGTCAACAACACACAGCAAATACTAGCACAACTCAAGCAATAGTAGACTTAGGCAGAATAGTAGAAACTCCTGGAACTTATGATCCTGATGGTCATGTAATTACACCGCCTGTTTATTATAATGGCGTTTTTTACGATATAATGACTACTAAACATATAGATTTTGGAACTCATGCTTTAACACCTACTAAATGTGTACACGGCTTTGCAGGTTATAGTATAGATGCAAATGGAGATAATGTAGAACCACAACAATAATTATGAAAGACTCAATAATTTCAATAAATTTAGAAACAAGTACGGCACCAGTAGTGCAAGAGGTAAGAGGGCGTGACTACATTGAATACGGCACTGATGACTGGAGAAACCTCTATCCACAGTTTCTTATAGACTTATACTACAACTCATCAACTCATGCTGCTATTATTAATGGTACTGCTGAGATGATAGCAGGAGAGGATTTAATAGTTCCTGATGATGATATTAATTTAGATGCTTATGTTAAGCTAAAGAAGTTTATGCGTCATGCAAACTCTAAAGAGTCTTTACATCAAGTAATAAAAAAAGTAGCATTTGACTTTAAACTTCAAGGGGCTTATGCAATACACATTATATGGAATAGAGAGAGAACTGAAATAGCTGAAATCTATCATGTGCCAGTTGAGAGAGTTAGAGCAGGTAGACCAAATGAAATGGGTAAAGTAGACACATATTATATTAGTGCAGACTGGGGCAATACTAGAACGCACAAACCTTATCCAATAGCAGCATTCAATACTAATGATAGAACTTCAGGTAGTCAATTACTTTATACTGGAGCGTATAGTCCTAATATGGATATATACCACACACCTGATTACTTAGCAGCTTGTAACTGGGCATTAGTAGACCAAAGAGTTGCTGAGTTTCACTTAAACAATATAGAAAACGGATTTAGTGGTTCTTACTTTATCAGCTTCGCAAATGGAGTTCCTAGTGCTGAAGAGAGAAGACAGATAGAACAAAGTCTAACAGATAAATTTACAGGGGCTAAAAACTCAGGAAAGTTTGTTTTAACTTTTTCAGACGATAGAACAAGAACTCCTGAAATAACACCTATAAGTGTATCTGATGCAGACAAGCAGTATTTAGCACTTCAAGAACTTTTAGTACAAAACATCCTCACAGGTCATAGGGTGACTTCTAAGACACTTATGGGTATTGATAGTACCAATGGCTTCTCAAGCAATACAGATGAGCTTATAAACGCTTCTAATTTTTACTTAAATACAGTTGTTAGACCTTTTCAGCTTAACATTTTAGATACTTTGCAGACTATATTCTCAGTAAACAATATGGACTTAGAGGTTGAGTTCGTACAATTAAAACCTATAACAGTTCAATTTGACTCTAAGACTATAAGAGAAGTTACAACGCAGGACGAAATAAGAGAAGCTATTGGTTTAGCACCATTAGAAGAAGATGAAGCAACTGTTGAGCAAGATGTAAAACTAGCTAAAGTTGGAATGATAGATGGAGAACCAGTATTTAGTACAATAGAAGAAGCAGAAGCTCATGCTAAGACTAAAGGTTGTACTGGTTATCATGAACACGAACTAGAGGGCAAAACAGTTTACATGGCTTGTGATGGTCATGCTGAAGCAACTGAGATGAAAGTAGAAAAAACAGAATTGCAAAAATTTATAGAAGATTTTGGTGAAGATATGTCTGAAGACTGGGAACTAATTGAAGAAGAAGTAGTAGATGGAGAACACCAAGATTTTAATTTTGAAGAAGTTTTAAATCAAGCAGCTAACGAAAAGCTAGAATTAGCTAGTACAGGAACAGCTAGACCTAATGCTAGAAGTAGTCAAGATGGAACTAATAAGTCAGATAATGATTTTTACAAAGTAAGGTATGTTTATACTAAAGATAATTTTTTAAGTCAAGAGGGTGAAACTAGAGAGTTTTGCAGGTTAATGATGGCTGCTAAAAAAATATATAGAAAAGAAGATATAGTAAGATTAAATGATATTGCAGTTAATCCAGGTTGGGGACCGAGAGGTGCTTCAACTTACTCTATTTGGTTAGCTGACCAACATCAAGAATGCTGTAAGTCATTAAAAACCAGTAAGTTAGAGCTTTACAAAGGCGGCGGAAATTGTCATCATTTTTGGCTGAGACAGATTTACAAGACATCTTTAAGGGGTGCTAAAAGTAAGATAAACTCTAATCAATTAATATCTTATACAAAAGCAAGAAGTGAAGGGTTTACAGCAGAGAAAAATGACAACCTAGTAGCAAGACCCCCTAAGAGAATGAAAAATAACGGATTTTTAGAACCAAGATAATTATGAGCTATGTACTTTTTATATCAGAACAGAAGTTAAAAGATTCAACTGCAATCAACTTAAATGTTGATGTTGACATATTACTTCCATTTGTGCGTGAAGCACAGAAGCTATATGTTGAGACTGCACTTGGAACTCAGCTAACTCAAAAGCTAAAAAATGAAATAATAGCAGGAACATTAGCAGGTGCTTATAAGACCTTAGTAGATGAATACATAGGCGATATGCTTCCAGGATATAGCTTATACCATGCTATTCCTTATCTTAGGCATAAAGTAGAAAATGGCAATATCTATAATAAAACATCTGAAACTGGAACTGCTTTAACAACTGCTGAGGCACAAGGTTTTAGGGAAGAGGTTTTAAATACTGCTAGCTATTATAGAGAAAGACTTATAGACTATATTAGAAACAATATAAGTAGCTTTCCTGAATACAATCAAAATTCAGGTGCAGATGTTTCACCATCAACTGAAAACTATTACTCTAACATGAATTTAGATATGCCAAGACAAAGCAATAAATTAACTTTAAGAGATTTTCTAACTCCTGATTTAACTTAATGAAGAAATATTACAAGCCAAAAATAAAAAATATAAATAAACTTAAAACATATTTGAAAGATGCCACTGAAGCAGATAACAAAAGAAGTAGGGGAAGTGTTAGGAGTAAACAGCGTAATATTAAGCGTAACGACATTTACTAACCTAGAACTATTTTTAAAAATAATACTGTTAGTAGTTTCAATAGTTTATACTGTTGATAAGTGGTGGTATCATAAAAAGAAAAGATAATGCCTAAGAAACGCAAATTAAATAGCAATAATCCAAAGTATAACAAAGCAATAAAAAGTGAAGTTAAAATGCGTAAAGAATTTGTTAAAGAAGTTAAAGGGTGTAAAATTTATAAGTCCTACTATCTCTAAAAACTCCAACATAAACCTTTTAATTCTCAGAGATACTTTTAGTGATCAAAGTACAATAGGAGAGTTGTTTCTTAATGGAGAAAGGTTTTGTGATACACTAGAGCTGCCTTATAGAGATAATCAAAGAAGTATATCTTGCATACCAGTAGGCGAATACAAAGTACGATTAAGATACCCAAGAGAAAGTGCAACTAGAGATTATTTGCACTTAATTGTAGAAGATGTAAAAGACCGTTCTTATATATTATTTCACAGGGGGAATACTGCTAAAGACACAAGAGGTTGCATCCTAGTAGGACAGGGAAGCCAACAAGACATTGTTCATAATTCAACTTTAGCTATGGATTTACTTATAAAAGAAATAATAAATTTGGGTGGCACTAATATTAATTTAATAATCAAAAATAAATAATTATGAATGAATTTTTAAACAAGTATCTAATAGGTTCTATGTTAAAGAGTAGAAAATTTTGGTACACGGTAATAGGAATTGTTACAACTTTATTAAGTGATACATTTGGTTTAAATCCTGATGAGGTTAGAAACATTCTAATAAGCATTGGTGCTTTAGTGTTAGGTCAGGGATTTGCTGATGCTGCAAAAAAGTAATAATAGATTTAGATTAAAGCCGCATGAAATAGCGGCATTAAAAAAGATGAGGGCAAAAGATGAAAGGAGAAAGCTTATCATACCTGATTTGCATGCTCCTTTTATTGAGCCAGGATTTTTTGAGCATTGCAAAGAAATCTATCACAAATGGAACTGCAATTCCGTACATTTCACTGGGGATTTATTGGACAACAGTTTTAGTTCGTTTCATGAAGTACAGCCTGATGGGAAATCAGCAGGAGATGAGCTTGCCTTAGCAGTAGAGCAAATTAAACCCTTTTGGGAAGAATGGAACGAAGCAACAATTTGCATTGGCAATCATGACGCTATAATATCTAGGAAATTAGTGGCTTCAGGCTTATCTCAGGCATGGTTAAAGGACTTTAATGATGTATTAGGAACTCCAGGTTGGATTTGGAAAGATAAGTTCTTAGAAGATGGCGTAATGTATTTACACGGAACTGGTAGCTCAGGTAGAAATGGTGCTATAAATAGAGCTATTAATTGGAATACTAAAATTTGTCAGGGTCATATTCATACAGAAACCAGTATTATCTATCATGCAAACCAAGATAATTTGTTGTGGTCTATGCAATTAGGCTCAGCATTCAATGTTAATTCTTATGCAGCGAACTATGCAAAAAACTTTACAAAAAAACCCATTATAGCAGTAGGAGTAATACTAGACAATGGTCGTTTGCCTATACTAGAACCAATGAACTTATAATGCACCTAAAAGACTCTACAAAGCTAACTTTACTCTACTTATTAATTATAGTAATAGTTTTACTTATTTCTCTTTAATTTTCTTGTTAACACCTCAATTGTTGATAACTTTGTAAATAAAGCTGTCAATAAGGCTGTTAATTCAATAATAGTTCGTATTATTGCATCATATTAATCAAAACAAAAACAGATGTACTCAAATTTTAAAATGTTAGAAGCAACAAACAAAGAAGAAGCTATTGTATCAATATTAGATGTAATAGAAGAAAACCCATTATGGCTTAATAAAATTAATGATGGCTTATTTTTATTGGTAAAAAGCATTGAGCCTGAACACAAAAGATTTTTATTAGAAAGGTCATTAGATGAACAGGTAATAGACTTGTTTGTTAAACTAAAAAAAGAATACTATCACTTTAAAGATTTTACACAATGGAATTACTAATTTGCGAGGACTACTACTTCTATAATAACGGAGTATATAAAACAATAAAAAAACTATCACCTGAAGGTTGGTTTACAGATTTAAAAAAAGTAGAACCAAGTATTAGAATCTTTGGAACTAGAGAGCAAGTAGATGAAGCTCTTGATACTTATATTGAATTGACTGGTCTTAATCTTGATGAAACTCATACTTACGAAACAGAAAAAAAAGGCAGCTACTGGGAAGATATTGTATTTAGTGAAACAAGAAAAGACAGACCTACACTAAAAGAATATAATGAAGCTGTAAATAAGAATCTAGCAATATACAGAGAGAAATATAATAAACTAAATAATAACAAAGCATTAATAACAACAATATGAGAACAGAAAAAATAAAAGAAAAATATTTGCATTATGGCTTAGATAAAGAAGATGTTTTTAAACATCAACATTATGTAATCATTACAAGATCAGGAATAGACAAAATACAGGCAATAGAGAATATTACTATTGACTATAAAGTTATAAATTGTGAAAGAGATTTTTGTGTTGTAAAAGCTAATGCAAATAAAGGTGAAGCGACTATACAAACTTTTGGTTCAGCTCTCAAGGGTGGTTTTAAAGATGGTAATTGTAATACTTGGTATGTTATGGAAATGGCTGAGAAAAGAGCAATGTCAAGAGCAGTATTAAAATTAACTGGCTTTTATGAACTTGGGGTTTTTAGTGAAGATGAAAGCGAAGATTTTAAAAGAAAATAGCATGAGGGGGTTAAATATCAATATGAATAATAATGTCAGCTGTTATACTTTGTAGAGATATACACCCCCCTCTTTTTAATAATTAAAAAATAAAATATGGAAACTGCACTACCTAATAACAGTATAAACAAACCTTTAAGTGAAAGTGAGCAGCTTAGAACTGAAAACACAAGACTAAGGAAAAACAATTTGAATTTAAAACTTCAAATAATTAAAGAAAAAGAAAAACTATCAAAAATAATTAAGTACATTAAAAGTTACAAATAAAACCTAGTATTAATAAATTAAATAAATAAAAATGGAAGTAAAAGGAAAATTAGTTAAGATGCTTGATCTTGAAACAGGTGTAAGTAAATCAGGAAAAGAATGGCAAAAGCAAACAGTTGTAGTAGACAATGGAGAGGAATTTAATAATCTAATAGCAGTAAGTGCTTTTGGTGAAGATAAAATTAAAGACTTAAATAAACTACAAGAGGGTATGACAGTATCTATTCGTTGTAATGTTTATTCAAGAGAGTATAAAGGAAAATACTATCACAATATAGATGGATATTGGTTTACACAAAAATCTGAAAATGAAGACTTTGTAACTTCAGACTCAGATGATTTGCCATTTTAATTATGACAGAAGAACTTAATTTTAAAGCTATATGCAGCCTCACTACTAATGTAATGGGGCTGCCTGAAGGCTCTTTATCTTTTAATAATAGAACTAGAAACATACAAGCTGCAAGATCAGTAGCAGGATATATAGGATTAAAAGAAGAGAATATTGATAGAAAGATAATAGCAAAAATTCTTAAAAGAGATAGGACTGCTACTTATCACTATGAAAATACTCATCATAAAAATTTTAAACATTGTATTGTTTATAGAAATACTTTTACAAAAGTCTATAAAAAATATAAAGATATAGATGAAAAAAAAGATGTATTTATAACAAGCAAACAGATGAAAAATCACTTGTTACAAAACAAGGTTTATGAATCAAGAAATTCAGATGTTAAATTACAGATTACAAGTGGTGAGGTTAAATGTATTATATATACTTCTTATTTTGATTTTTCTAATCAAATAGAAAATGTTAAACTTGCAATGAAAAACTATCACTATACTGTAAACATTATATAATGGATAAACCGAACTACTATGCTATAATACCTGCTGAAGTAAGGTACTCAAGTTTAAAACCTAATGCTAAACTTCTTTATGGAGAAATAACTGCATTAAGTGGAAAGCTTGGGTACTGTTATGCAACTAACAACTATTTTGCTGAATTGTATGGAGTTAGTAAAAACACAGTTAGCAGGTGGCTTAGCGAATTAAATAAATTAGGATTTATAAATATAGAAGTAGAACGCAACGAAAATAAACAAGTGATTAAAAGAAAGGTAGGTATTATTAAAAAAGACAATAGCCCTATATATAAAATAAGCAAAGAGAATAATACAAGTATTAATAATACAAGAAATATAAATATAACTAAAGAAAAATTTATTTCAGAGGTTATGACTTTTGATTATCCTAAAGATATGTTAGAGGATTTTATAAACTACTGGACAGAGGGTAAAAACAAAATGAGATACCAAAAACAAAGCACTTTTGAAATAAAATTAAGATTGTTGCGTTGGGATAAAAATAATAAGTCCTGGAATAAACCTAAAACAATGGGCAAGATACACTCACAATTAAACGAATGGCAAGAAGCTAAAAAACTATTATGAAAGAATTAGAATATAATGAAAATATTATAGAAGATTTAGGATTAAGTGAAATGCAAATTTTAAATATAATATCAAGATGGTATGTTAATGGAATGATGCCTGACATAATACAAAATGAAGATGGTTGTGAGTTAGATGAATTAGTTGATGATTTGTTTTATACTAAACTTGAAGAAGAAGAATTAATAAAAAACATTAAATTATGAAACCACTAAAAAACGAAAACTTACAAGAATTAACTGAAAAGGTCTTAGACTTAGTAGCAAAGACTTCAGTAGAGATAGGACATAAAACAGATGCAAATACAATGGCAACATTAAGTAAGATATTTGCACAAGATCTTATACAAGAGAAACGCTTTGGCAATATGACATTTAATCAAGTTGAAGATGCTTTTAGGCAGGGTGTAAGATTTGGAAAGGATGAACCATTTTTAAACATTAGAACTTTTTACAAGTGGACTTACGCTCATAAAAAAGTAATAGATGATGCATATCATCAAGTACATACATTAGGTCAAAAAAATGTACCTTTTTATCAAGAACCAATAAAACTACTCAAATGATAGGGTGGGTAATAATCGCAGCAATAGTGCTGCATATAAACTATAAATTAAAAGAATGAAAACACTAACACAAAAAGAAAGAATTATTAGACATTTAAAAGACAAAAGATCAATTACATCATTAGAAGCTATGAGAGAGTATGGCATAATGCGTTTAACATCAAGAATTTGTGAATTAAAAAACGAGGGCTATTTAATTAGAAGTGAGTTTGTTAGCAGTAAAAATAGATACAATGAGCCTGTATCTTTTAGTAAATATTCACTAATAAGATAATTGAAGTCAATAAGTAAACTTAAAAAAGAACTAGATAAGTGGTTTAGTCTTTACATTAGACTAAGAGATAGTCAAAATGGCTTAGTACAATGTTTTACTTGTGGCGTGGTTAAACATTATAAATCAGGAATGCAATGCGGACACTTTCAATCTAGACGGTTTATGGCAACTAGATATGATGAACAAAACTGTTCAGCTCAATGTGTCGCTTGTAATATGTTTAGAGCAGGAGAGCAATATAGGTTTGCTTTAGCTATTGATGCTAAATACGGTGAAGGAACAGCAGATGATTTACAATTTAAAGCTAGACAAACAATGAAGTTTACTAGAGCTGATTATGAAGATAAAATAAGTTATTACAAGTCAGTTGTTAAAAAATTAAAAAAAGAAAAGGGAATAGAATAATTTTTTTTATAACTTTGAAAAATGCACATTCCTATTTATTCAAGTGAAGAACATAAATCAATAGTAGATGTTTATGTTTTAATGTGCAAGCAATTTGTAGAAGAAGTAACTACAAAGGCAAGATACAAAAATTATTTAGAGGTGTTAGACTTAGTTATAGAATATTCTAACAACTATGGCAAAGGAGTTAGAGAGAATAATTTTTATGACTGGATTACTATAATACCAATAAATATATCTGTTGCTACTAACGGATTTTTTGCAGGAGTAGAAACTAAAACTAACTCAGCAGTTATTAGAGCGTATAAAGTTGTGCTAGATCAAATGCTTCAAGAAGTTATTGATAGAATAGACAAACTAGAACCTGCTCATGACTGATATTTATATTGAAATATCAAAGCTAACAGATAAGTTCAGAACAATGGCGTATGGAATAACAACAGATGAAAATAAAATAAATGAAGCAGTACAGGAATTGATGCTTTATTTTTTACAAATGAATCCTGAAACTCTTAGGAATATTTATGAAAAAGATGGAATAGATGGAATAACAAGATACGGTGCTGTTGCATTAAGAAGAGCATTAACAAGCACAAGAAGTAACTTTTATTATAAATTTGAAAAGTATTATACACATATTGATAGCTCTGTTTTTAGTTCTAATACAACTGACACTAATGAGTATATTATTCCTGATGGTTTTAATTATAAAGATATTTCAAATATTCCAAACGAAGAAGTAGATAATCACAAGCTAATGAAATTAGAAGCAATAGATAAAGAGTTAGATAAGCTAGAAAGCTGGTACGATAGAAAATTATTCCAGTTATATTATAGTGGTGAAACTCTTGACAGTCTAGCGGCTAAGACTAAAATAAGTCGCAACAGTCTTTTCACAACAATAGATAAAGTACGAACAATAATTAAAAAGAAATTAAATGAAGATTTATGATCCTGTAAAAAAAGATAGTTTTGTAATGCAGTTTGGTTTTAAAAGTCCAAACTGGCATCCAAGAACTAAAAATACTTATATAAAAAAAGAAGATAGAAAAAGTGAATAGATTTTTTGTTCCTGATGAAGTCTATCAAGACAGGGTAGCAATATGTAAAAAATGTGTTTACTATTTTAAACCAACAGGAACTTGTAAGCGGTGCTTGTGTTTTATGAAAGTAAAAGCAAGACTAGCACCAATGGCGTGTCCTCAGAAGTATTGGGATAAAACAACAGAAGTACATACACCTGATGACTTGCCGCAAGAGATAATAGATGAGATATTAGATATGTGGAAAGACTTAAAGACAGGAAGGGCAAAAGATGTTCAAGCTAAAAAGAGAATGATAGAAACATACAACACAATACACATGACTAATTATTCTTCTACTACAAATTGCGGATCATGCATATCAACTTGTTATGATGCAATTAAAAAACTATATAAAAAATACAGCGAATGATAAAGAACACAAAAAAAATTGTAAACTACTACTTTAAAAATCCTGACAAAAATAGTAATAAAGAAATGGCTAAAAAGTTTAATATTTGCCCTGTAACTTTTAGTAAGATACTGTCTAAGGAATTAAAAAAAAGAAGAGAAAACAGTATGGTTAGAAGATTAATGAAAAAGTATGATTGAAGCATTAAGACATATAATAGGTATTTGTGGAGAGCCACACCCAAGTTTAATTACTTTATTACTTGGCACACCTATTGCGAGTTATTTAATATATAAAATAAAAAATAAAAAATGAAACAAGATTATAAAAGAACACCTGAACCAAGTTATTATTCAGGAACTCTGTATGGTTATTCAGCTAAAGATATAGTTGATGATTTTAACTTAAATGCATGGACTGCTCAGGCAGTACAGTATATACTTAGAGCAGGAAAAAAAGATGGTAGCCCTGCTGAACAAGATATACAAAAGGCTATTAATGTTTTACACTTTGAGCTAGATAAACTTTATGAAGAAAGTAAAACTAAAACAGGGGGGCTAGCAAAATGACTTTATACAAATGCAAATGCGGCAAAGAAGAAAAACAAGTAAACAAAGCTAAAATAGTTTACAGAGATAGCAAATGGGTTGCAGATGTTATTTGTAGTTGTAGTGATTATATGAATAGCGAACCTGAAGATGGTATGCCTAGCCTTAAAAGAACTGAAGCATCTTTAAGTAAAAAAATACAGGGAGATAAACTTTGGGCAGGTGCTAAAGAAAAATTAATAGGAGATCGAGGTATTAACGAAAAATTTAACTAATGAAATTATTATATTTATTATTATACATGCAAACACAAATGTCAGTTAACTGGTGTGACTCAATATCATATTCAGTAATAGAAAACTCAAATGGTGTTTTTAGCGTAATGATTGAAACAACAGACTCTTTAGATAATTATTGTGATACAGTTGATGTTTCATGGGGGGTTTGTAATACTAGTCTTTGTTTTAGTGGTTTTGGTGCATGGGCATCTTTTCCAATAATACAACTTACAGACACTGTAAAAGTATGTTACAATGCTTACATAATGAATCCACAAGGTTTAGGAACTACAATGATACCTTGCGTAGACCAATGTGATACTGTTGTATTTAATGGTTATGAGTGGGTACAATTTCCAATAACAAGTAGTGTTGGCGTAAATGAAATACCATTAAAATTTAATAAAAAAATATATAACCTGCAAGGCATAAAACTTTTTAAAGAGCCTAAAAATAAAATTTATATTAAGAACAGAAAGCTGCATTATGAACTTCGTGATTAATACAAGTCAAGACAAACAGAATCTTTTTAATTACTTAAAAGAACTTGA